TATAATAATCAAGATACAAAAATTCAAGATATATATTTAGATGAGTCGAATAATAAAATTCAAGAACATTTAATTGTATCAGATGACGATTTAACAGAAGATTTTGATGAGAATTTAGATGAAGAAGTAGATTTTGATAATGAATCTGAAAATTTTAATTTAGAAGAAACAATTGAAGAAACGCAAAATGATGAATTAGAACAAGACCAATTAGATCAAGAACAGCATGAACAATTAGAAGAAATTCCAATTTCAAATTTACAAGAAACAATTGTAGAAATCCCTACACAAGAAATCCAACACAATAATGACATAGAACAATTATTACAATCTATTCCAATAAACGATAATGTAACTAATGAAATAATTATAGAACAACCTAAATCTAAACCAAAAAGACAATCTAAAAAGCGATCTAGCAAAGTTGATCAAGTATTATAATTACATAAAATAAAAATATTTATCATATTTTTATTTTATTTTTTTAATATATTTATTATAATTATATGGATATAAAATATGATATTATTATAATTGGTGCTGGTCCATCTGGTTTAGCATTAGCACAAAGCTATTCTAAAATTAATAATAATATTCTTATAATAGACAAAGAAAGTGATGTAGGGGGTTGTCATAGAGTAAGAAGAGTGTATAATAACAATTTTAATGAATATTTATTTACTGAACATGGGCCACGGATTTATAGCGATACATATAAAGTATTTATAAATTTATTAAAAGATATGGGTCTTAATTTTTATGATTTATTTGTAGAATATAATTTTCAAATATCACAAATAGGTGGAGAAACAATATGGACTACACTTAATTATAAAGAACTATTCATTTTTGCAATTGAATATTTTAAACTATTATTCTATAATAATTATGCTATAAATTTAACTATGAAATCTTTTTTATTACAGAATAATTTTTCTGAAAAATCTATTAATTTGCTTGATAGAATATGTAGACTAACTGATGGAGCCAGTATTGATAAATATACACTTAATGAATTTTTACAATTATTTAATCAACAAATTTTTCATAAACTGTATCAACCTAAATCGCCAAATGATATTGGTTTATTTCATCATTGGAAAAATTATTTATTACAAAATAATGTTAATTTCTTATTAAATTCTAAAGTTACACAATTAATATCAGATAATAATAAAATCGAATCAATAATTGTTAATAATAAAAAAATTTATTGTGATAAATTAATTATTGCAACACCTCCATTAAATATAGTTGAATTATTAGAAAAATCTGAAAATGAAGTAATTAAAAATAGTTTTGGAGATTTTGATAAATTAAAATCATTTGCAAAAAATACTGCTTATATTGAATATATTTCAATAACATTTCATTGGAATACCAAATTAGATTTGCCTAAAGTATATGGTTTTCCTAAAACATCATGGGGAATTGCTTATATTGTTTTATCAGATTATATGTCATTTAATGAAACCAGTTCAAAAACAGTTATAAGTGCAGCTATTACTATTGTAGATAAAAAGAGTAATACAATTAATAAAACTGCTAATCAATGTAATGATACAAATGAAATTATTAATGAAACATTTAATCAATTAAAAAGCTCATTTCCTAATTTACCTGTTCCAACTATTAGTATATTATCACCTGGTGTTTATTACAATAAAGATTTAGAACAATGGATATCAACAGATACAGCTTATATATCAAATTTTAATACAGATTTTAATTTAGATTTCTCTAGTAAAACTATATCGAATTTATTTAATGTAGGAACACATAATAATAAAAGTCTTTATAAATTCACATCTTTAGAATCAGCTGTTACTAATGCTATTAAATTAAGTCATTTATTAGATTCTAGATTAATAAAATTATATCCTATTACATCATCTTTAACAACAAGAGATTTAATTATAATGTTTATTATGATTATTTGTATTATTTATTTATATAATAAATATAAATGACTGACTCTGAATTAATTAAAGAAATTTTAATAGAATTAAAAAATCTAAAATCTGAAATTTCTACAATTAAACTACAAATAGATTCTATCACAAAAAGTACTAATAATATGGATAACCATATATCATTTGTTGAATCTGTATGGTCTGTCGTAAAAAATCCATTTTCACATGCTTTACAACTTTATTATGGAGACCATAAATCTACACAACAGTTAGAATGTTTAAACATTAAAAATATTACAAATTAAACTTCGTTTTATTTTTTATATAATTATATTTTATTTATATAAAATGAAATATTCATCAATATCTTTAAACTTGTTTTGTTTAGTATATTCAAAATGTCCAATTCTAAAATTATTTACATATAATAATAATATATCAAGTAATATATCAAGTAATAATGTATCAAGTAATGTATCGAGTAATGTATCGAGTAATCTATCGAGTAATGTATCGAGTAATCTATCGAGTAATCTATCAAATGATGTATCAAGTAATGTATCGAGTAATCTATCAAATGATGTATCAAGTGGTAAAGGTACATTTTATTTTAGAATAAATGATGATATAGATGGATGTCCAAATGTTCAGACATTTAATGATAATAATACGTATGGACCTTGTGGTGCACAATATAATTTTGATAGTAAATATTGGTGCGCAATAAAAAATGCTAAAGATTATTGTGGGAAAAGTTTAACTGTATATTATAAAGACAATAGTATTAATTTAAAAGTCATGGATGAATGTCCTAGTTGTGATAACAAGATAGATATGAGTTTAGAAGCTTTAATTGAATTAACTGGTTCTAAGGAAAATGCGTGTGCTATAAATCAAGAATTACCGGATATAAAATGGAAATTGTTATTGTAAAACTATTTCATTTAATTCTTGTTGTGAATTTTGTTGTTGTGAATTTTGTTGTTGTGATGATAATTGTTGTAATTTATTTTTTAATTCATTTTCAATTAAATTATTAAAGGGTTGATTTTGTAATACTAATTGTCTTTGTTGAATAATTTGTTGTTGAACAATTTGTCTTTGTATTTGATGTTGTGTTATATTTGTTTCTATTAATTCTTTGACATCATTTATTATTTCAGGATTATTTTGTAATAATGATATAATATATTTTAATTGTGGATGATTTGATAACATTTCTATATATGGTAATAATTCATGATTAGTTGATAATTTTTGTACAGTATTATTTAATTCTGAATCCGTAGCTAATTTATTAAATAAATTAGCTGTATTTGGTTGAGTATGTATTAATTGTTGTGCTACTTCTATGTCTGTATTTGAATTTTTTATACTGTTACCGAGACCAATGAAAAAACTATGAAGAAGTCCATTTGCGTTAATTGGTAATACAGCGACAATTTCAGAAACGACAAATAAAATATATCCAATTATTTCAAGTGTAGTCGTCATAATATATAATAATATAGTTATTTTATTATATAAATTAAACGTAATTATTAGTTATTAAGGTAAAAATAGAATTTATTTTTTCTTATTTTAATTAAGAAGTAAATTATGGTTTTTACAAGAAATCAAAAAAGAAAATTAGATTTATTAAATATGGATCAAATAGAAACATATAATGATGAATCTAATATTCAATTACAATCGAATACAAACATTGTGTTATCTAAAAAGAAGAAAGCATCTAAAACTTGTAAAAATTCTGAAATAATTTCTACATCTGAAGAAAATACTAATCAAACAAATTTAGATACATTATCAAATACTATATTTGATGAAGATATAAATACAGAAGAAGATATAAATACAGAAGAAGATATAAATACAGAAGAAGATATAAATACAGAAGAAGATATAAATACAGAAGAAGATATAAATACAGAAGAAGATATAGAAATAGATAATAATATAACAAAAAATATACAAGATATTATTACAAATTCTGTAAATACATTTATTAAAAAATTTAAACCAAATGATACAAAACAAGATGATTATGATAAATTTATAGATTATATAGATTCTATAAAAGATGGTGATTTCTTTGAACGTGTATCAATTGATGATAAAAAGAAATATTTAAAAAAAATATGTGACAAAGAAGAGATAAAACGATTAAATGAACAATTGAAACAAATTCATAATGAATACAAAAATAATGCTCCAAGTGTTATTGATATTTTAAATATGGATATTGATATAACACAAAAATCGAAATTATTAGAAAAAATATATCATTTTAATAATTCAGAGTTACTTACATTAGATTATAGTAATAATTTAAAAATTTTAAATACAAATATTAAAGGATATAGTGATCCAGAATTACATAATATAGAAAAAGAAATATTAAAAACATCAAATAATTTAGAATATTCTGATAATTATAAAGAAAAAATTTTAAAATCTAAAATGCCATTTGAAAATAAAGTTATTGCTTATAAACGTCTTGAAGTTATGGAAGCATTTGAGTCAAATGATACTAGTGAATATGCTAAATATAAATCTTGGATGGATATATTATTATCAATTCCATACAATGAACGTGTTGTAAATAATTTTGATATTAATAATATAGATCGATTAAAATCATATATTAAAAATGTAAGGGATGTTTTAGATAAACGTCTTTCATTTTTAGAAAAACCAAAGGATCAAATAATAAATGTTGTTACACAAATGATAAAAAATCCTAATTATACTACAACAGCGATTGGATTATATGGTAACAAGGGTCTTGGTAAATGTCATGCGATTAATACACCTATTTTAATGTTTAATGGTTCAATAAAAATGGTTCAAGATATTAAAGTTGGTGAATTTTTAATGGGAGATGATTCAACTCCAAGAAAAGTTTTATCATTAGCTAGTGGTAAAGAAGAAATGTATAAAATTGAACATTTATCTCATAACAAATCATATATTGTTAATAAAAGTCATATTCTTACATTAAAATACAATGATAAAAAACGTTTATATAATAATAATTCTAAAGGTTGTTTTATAGTTTGTTGGTTTGATCATATTACAATCAAAAAATGTTCTAAATCATTTAATTACAAAGACAAGGATTATCAAACGGTTTATAATATAGCAAAAGATTTTTTTGATAAAATAGATGAAAAAAATATTGTAGATATTTCTGTTGAAAAATATTTAAACTTAGATAATAAACAAAGGCAATTGTTATGTGGTTTTACACAAAAAGTAATTTTTAGTAATAAAGAAGTACCTGTGAGTCCTTATATTATTGGATTATGGTTGAGTAATAATATGGATGGAAAGTTAAAAAATCCTTTTATTTATTATAAAGCTAATAAAATATTATCGCAATTAAAAATAGATATAAAGGGGGATATAGATGATTACAATATATTAAAACAAACATTACATAAATACGATTTATTAAAATATAAATATATTCCTGATATATATAAAATAAATTCTGAAGAACGACGTTTAGAATTATTGGCAGGTTTAATTGATGGTTGTGGAAAGGTAAATAAAAATGAAAATTGTTATAGATTAAAAATAAATAGTAAAAGATTATCACAAGACATTTTATATTTATGTAATTCCCTTGGTATTTGTTGTTATATAAATAATACCAACCTTATAATTGAAAATAATAGAACTATTCCTGTAATGACTAATAGTCTATCATTAAAGAAAATAAAACAAAATTATTTATCAGAAATAAAAGTAACATCACAAGGTATTGATAATTATTATGGTTTTGAATTAGGTGATAATCATAGATATTTATTAGGTAATTTTATTGTAACACATAATACTGCATTGGTTAAAAGTATTTCAGAAGCTTTGGATCGTCCTTATAGAACTATTAATTTAGGTGGAGAATCAGATTCATCATTATTAACTGGTCATGGTTTTACATATGTTGGTAGTTGTCCTGGTAGAATAATTGAAATATTAAGAGAAACAAAATGTACAAATCCTATTATATTATTTGACGAATTAGACAAAGTTTCTGAAACACATCATGGAAAAGAAATAATTGGTAATTTAATTCATTTAACTGATACCACATCAAATAATAAATATAATTATGACAAATATTTTGCTGGATTAGATTTTGATTTATCAAATGTTTTATTTATATTTACGTACAATGATCCAAGTAAAGTAGATAAAATTTTGGCAGACAGATTATTTAAAATTAAAATAGAAAATTATACATATGAAGAAAAATTAGAAATTGCAAAAACTCATATAATAAAAACTGTATTAGATCAATATAAATTTGGTTATGATGAAATTTTATTTGAACAAGATACTATTAATTATATAGTAGAATCATCCAAATCAGATCAAGGAATGAGAGATATTAAACGTAAATTTGAAATTATTGTTTCAAGAATCAATACACTTTTATTAACTGATAAAAATGAAAACATAATTCGGTTAAAATACAAAAGCTTATACGAGTACTATCAATCTTTACCAGTAAAAGTTTTAAAACAACACGTCGATATTTTATTATCTGAAAGTATATCGAACGATGAAGAAGATAAATTTAGTGTTCCCCCACCAGGCATGTACATATAGACTAATCATTAACATCAAAAATGGAAATATTTTTATAAAATAATTTACGATATAATTATTATTTTAAAAGTAACGGTTTATAATTTTTATTATAATGTTTATTTAATAAATTTATATTTTTTTGAGAATTTACCCATTTAAACGCTGCATCTCCACTCCAAATTAACCAAGATATGATTCCATGTTTATTGTGCCATTGTGAGTCTTTGGGTCTACCAGCACGTAACCATTTTTTATATGTAGGATAGCTTGAGTAAATATGTCTAGCAAACCATGCTCTCATATATTTTAAATCTTCTATTGGTATTGAGTCCTTTGTAGCTAATTGTTTTGCTCTTTTCCACCCTGTTTCATGACCTCCTCTAAATCCAAGTTTTTTTAATTTGAAAGCATATAAAGCAGTTTTTTTTACATTTTCAGGAACTTTTACCATAATAGAACTACGTTTTCCATAATATTGTGGTCCACTTCCAATTTGTCTAGACATCTTTTCACATTCTAATTTATCACGTGACTGTTTACATTTATTATTATCGCATAATTGACATTCTACGTTATTTAAAAATGAACATTTGGTATCTTTACATGTTTTTACATGTTCTTTAATAAATTTAAAGTTATAAGAATTACCACCATTTTGATTTGTAGAATTAAAAGATGAACTATCTAATTTTGAAACGAGATAATTATCTTTGTGATATTTTTTTATATGATTTTTTAAACCAGTTTGTGTATCAAATGTTTCACTACAATATTCGCATTTTAAAATTGTTCCACCAAATTGGACGCGGCCTTTATGTTTAAGTTTAGATTTTTTCTTTTTAGCTTTTAAAATATCTTTTTTTGATAAAGATTTAACAGTTTTTGGAGTTTTTGATGTTATTTTTTTGAGTGGTCTACATAAAGGATATTTATCTTTACTAGATTTTACACTAGTTCTACCACAAGATTTATAACCAATTACTTTACCTTTTGAATTTTTGACAGGTCTATTTAAATCAACCCAACGTTCCTTATACCATCGTTTTAAACCTGGTGATTTGTAACTTGGTTTTTTACCTTTATATTTACCTCCTCTCCGTTTATATTCTTTAACAATCCAACTTGATTTATATATACCAGTTTTTGATAAAAATTTTTTATTAGCTAAATTTTTAACATATTTATATAAACTTTTATTTAAAGGTTCATTCGCCATTATATATATACAATAAAAAAATATATATATATTATAAATCTAAATTAGAATAAATAGAAGGAGTATAATATTTTTTTTCTGTTTTAGTTAATTCATTATAAAATTTCATTATTTCAAAAGTTTTTAGTTGTTCTATTTTAATAATTTTTTCATTTAAAACAGGATTATCTATATATTCATCTATTATGTCATTTGAATCTATATATTCATTTGAATTTGTTAAATCTATATATTCACTTGAATTTGTTATATCATCTATTATATCATTTGAATTTGTTGAATTTATATATTCACTTGAATTTGTTATGTCATCTATTATGTCATTTGAATAAGAATTATTTGATATATCGTTTTCATTAATAATTGATTGTTCTAATACCATTCCAGTTTCTTGTAATTTTTTTTTATAATTTAAAATTGTGTTTGGATAATGTAGGAAATACGAGTCATTAGACATGTGTTTATCGTTATAATAAGTATTTATATCATAATTATCAGAATTATGTTTTTTTTTAATAATATTTATATGATTTGGAATTTTAGTAGTTATAAAATTATTTTTATCTGTGCTGAAATATATAATTTCTTTAATATTATCGTTTGATTTATTTTTTTTTAAAAATTTATCTATTAGTCCCATTATTTTTAATAGTTATTTAACAAAAAATCAATTTTTAATTTCTTGATAAATATTAATATGTCTACTAGAAAATTAAGAGAATTACTAAGATCATCAAAATCTACTAGCAAATCAAATTCAAGTAATACATCAGATACATTAGATACATTAGATACATTAGATACATCAGATATTCTTTACAATGATAATATAGATTATGAAAATACAAAAGAAGTAACATATTATAGCACAGATAAAAATGATTTTGTAACAAGTAGAGTGCCTAAACATATAACTATTTCATCGAATTCATCTTTACATAGTAATGATAGTAAATATACGTCAAATTCTTATGATACATTTTTTGACATTGTAGATAATTACGCTTCAGACTTGGATGATCTTTTATCATCTTATGATCCTGACAATTCAAATGACTCTAATGACCATAATGACTCTGATGATCAAAATGTCTCTGATGATTCATACGACTCTGATGATTCAGATGTATCAAATATATTTAAACAAAAATATAATAAAAATAATTCTAGATCATCTAATAATTCGGATGACTCAGATAACTCAAATGACTCAGATAACTCAAATGACTCAGATGATTCTGATATTTCAAATATATTTAAAAGTAGTTCTTTATCATCTTTATAATGATTGTTTATTTTTATTAATTATATGATTTAATAAAAATAAATTAAGAACTACACATCATACAATCCTCTTTATTTTCTAAACTACAAGCCAAAACGGCAGCTTGCTCTTCTTGTTCTAGTTGTTCACCACGTTCTTTTTTTTCTCTGATACGTTTTTCTAATTCTGGATCTATAGAAAATTTACCTGCACTTGCACTAGATTTACTTCGTAAGTAATACATTCCTGTTTTTAAGTTTTTCTTCCATGCGTAAAAATGCATAGAAGTTAATCGTTTATAATTAGGATTTGCCATGAACAAATTCATAGACATAGTTTGGTCGATAAAAACTCCTCTATCATGACATTGTTCAATTACACTTTTCATACTAATTTCCCAAACTGTTTTATATAATCTTTTAATATCATCTGGAATGATATCTATATTTTGAATACTTCCATCATTTGCAATAATCATATCTTTTAATTCATTACTCCATAAATTTAACTTTTCTAAATCATCGACTAAATATTTATTAATAACGATAAACTCACCTGACAACACACGTCGTTTAAAAATACAACTATCAACTGGTTCAAAACACTCACTATTATTCATAATTTGAGCAGTGCTTGCAGTTGGCATTAAAGCTAATAACATACTATTTCTAGCACCATATGTTACAAGATCTTGTTTTAAGGTGTCCCAATCCCAACGTCCTGATAAATAATTTGACAAATCTATACCATCATATTCAGCTGCTAAATCAAATTGTAATTTACCTTGACTAAATGGACTGCCTTGAAATGAACTATAAGCATCATCCTTTTTAGCTAATTCTATAGAACCTTTTAAACACCCATAATAAATGGTTTCAAATATTTCTTTATTTAACTTTTTGGCCTCTTCACTTTCAAATGGTAAACGCATTTTGACGTAAACATCTACTAATCCTTGTACACCAACACCGATAGGTCTATGTTTTAAGTTACTTAGTTTTGTTTCTGGAACAGGATAATAAGTATTATCAATTACTTTATTCATTGGATGAATTATATATTCTGAAACTTGACGTAAATGTTCAAAATCAAAATATGGTTTATTGTTATTGTCATATTTTACATATTTTGGCAATGCAATAGAACAAAGGTTACAACATGCATATTCATTATCATCAGAATATAAATTTATTTCTGCACAAAGATTGCTCGATTTAATTGTACCTAAATTTTTCTGATTACATTTTTTATTTACTGCATCTTTATAACAAATATAAGGAGTACCAGTTTCTATTTGTGCATCTAAAATTTTTCTCCATATTTCTTGAGCCTTTATTACACGTTTATATCTTCGTTCCGTAACATATTTATTATATAATTTTTCAAATTCTTCACCATATGTATCACTTAAACCAGGACACTCATCAGGGCACATTAAATACCAATCAGAATCTTCTTCAACACATTTCATAAATAAATCAGGAACCCACATTGCATAAAATAGATCACGTGCTCTGAGGTCTTCGTGACCTTGATTTTTCTTTAAATCTAAAAATTCTAAGATATCTGAATGCCATGGTTCAAGGTAGATCGCGAAAGAACCTTTTCTTTTACCAGAATTATGAACTAGACCCATATCAGTGAGGTAATTATGATTATCAATCATATTAAAGTCATATACATCTCCATTATAGTCTATTTTATTAATAGTTTTTATTCTACCCCACAAAATTCCATTCCATTCAAAATATTTAAAATGTTCACCTTTTTTTTTAAAATCTATAATACTTGATAAATTAGGATGCTTTGGTATTCTTAAACAATAACTAATTTTTTTTGATGTTATAGTTCTTCCAGATTTTAATATACGAGTCTGTCCAATAGTATTTTTTATATTTCCAGATGTCAATATACTTAATCTTAAAAATAAATATCGCATTTGCATTATTAAATTTTGTGAAGTATTATAAAAATATAATTCCTTTAAATTAGAACCATCTGTTTTTAATAATCCTTCAAGTATTTTTAATATTTTGTTTTTTGGCAAATGTAAAAATTCTTCTTTAATTTGTTTTTCATTATTAACATTATATAACATATCTCTCGTTAATTGCAAAGATTCTTTTCCACTCCATCTTATTGCTGAGCATCCATCATTATAACATTCCCAATAATGTATTTCACGTTTCTTTAAAAATGATTTAATAAATTCTTTTAAATCTTCCTTTGTATAATTACTCAATGTAACACCATATTCATTTCTTCCATTACATATATGTCCATCACCTAACATTATTCCATAAAATTTATAATAATCTAAATCATTAATTTCATTATCACATTCAAATGTAGGAATCGGATATCCTACTAAGTCATGTTCAGTCATTTCTGTTGCACTATAAAAATCAGGTTTAATAATACCTTTTTTTAATCTATTTTTAATAACAGAAAAATTTGTTATTTTTTTCTGATCTTTTAATAAAAATATTTCATGTTCTTCAGTAACTTTAATAGGGAATAAAGTATTTGTAGCTCTAATTTCTAAAATTTGTTTATTTACATTATTCTTTATTATTTCATTAACACGTTTAAAAGTACCATCATTTGTAATTAAATAATCGTTTGTAGTTATATCTTTCATTTGAGTTGGACCATTTTTAGAATACACCCATGTATCTGGTGTAAAACATTGATTTATATATCGAGCAGTTTCATTATACACCTTTATCATTGGTATAATTCCGTCACTTAATCCATTAGTTCCTCTAATTATACTACCTTTTGCACGAATATTAGTAATATGAACTCCAATACCACCTGCTAATTTAGATATTTTACCACAATCTGTAATTGTTTTAAAAATTCCTTCGATAGAATCTTCAGTTCCCATTAAAAAACAGCTTCCATATTGGTTTAAACGTGTTCCTGCGTTAAACAAAGTAGGTGTTGCATGTGTATAATAATGTTGAGAAATAAGATCATATGTTTTTAAAACAGAGTCAATATCATCTTTATGTATACCAACTGCAACTCTCATATACAAATGTTGAGGACGTTCTACCACTTCCATCCTTTCAGTTTTAACATTCCATATTTTCTGAAGATAACTCCGTTCTAATGTTTTATATCCAAAATAATCAAATAGATAATCTCTGTTGTAATCAATGGCAAAATTAAGTGTATTTTTATGCTTTCTAATAATTTCAATAATATCATCTGCTAAAATTGGTGCGTGTTTTCCTAATTTGTCAGTATTATTATAAAGTCTTTCCATAACTTCACTAAAACATTCATGCGTATTTTTATGGGCATTACTAATAATAATTCTAGATGCTAATTTTTGATATTGTAAATTATCTATCATACTAACTGCAATTCTAGCTGCTTCTTCATCTAATTCGCACGATGTTACTCCATCATAAATACTTGACACAACTTTTTGAGCTACTATATCTGGATCTATTGATTTTAATGGGCCTAAAACTTTATCATTACATATTTTTTTTAAACGATAAATAATTTTATCAAAAGATAATTGTTCTAAACGTCCATCTCTTTTTTTGATCTTCATCTAATATAATAGTTATAGAAAAATTATTTAGTTTTTTAATTAATTAAAAATTATTTAGTTTTTAATTAAAATAAATTAAACCATAAATTATAATATTATTTATATATTTTAAAAATCCTAACCATTATTATTTAATTTAAAATTAATTATTTATAATTAATTAATTTTAATGAATGTTGAAGAAAATGATGATATTTTTTTAGAAAAATCGATTAGTGACAATGATAAAAATAATAATACTAATTTAATTTTACACAAAACAAATATAATTTTATTAAATAATGGGTGGAATGATAAAAACGAACAATTAATTATTTCTATAGGTGAAAATGCAGCGTCTTATAAATGGATGCATGAAAGAACAAGTGATTACTATAAAAATGTAAGTTCTATTTTTAATATTCTACTTATTATTTTAGCAATATTTTTATCAGCTGAAACTATTATTCCACCAAGTTATATTGAAGACAACATGGCTATTTTTATTTCAAAACAAATTTTGACTTATATTTTAACTATTTTAACTATTTTACAAAATTTTTTTAAATACGATCAATTAATTGAAAAACATATGAATGCATCTTTACAATTTAATGAACTTTATCACGATATTCAAAAACAAATGTGTATGTATAGAAGAGATCGTATAAATGCTACAATGTATTTATCTGAAAATTTAAAGCGTTATGATTCATTAGTCATAAATAATCCAGATATTCTCAAATCTATAATAAAAGTATTTAAAAAGACATTTAAACATACTAATTTAGCATTACCAGATATTGCAGATAGAATTCAAAAAATAGAAATTATAACAGAAAATAATGTTCAAAATGTTAAAAATGTAAAAACTCAAAATGTAAATTCGACAAAAACTGAAGAATTATCATCTTCTTCTTCTGAATTATGTAATAATTTATCAAATATTTATAATATATTTCAAATTCATGGTGATATTAGTGATAATGATATTCAAAATTTAAAACAAAATGAATTAAATGATATTAAACAAGTTTTTAGCAAAAATAAAATAGATTATGAATATCAACGTTTTTTACAACATTCAAAAGAAACTGACTAGTTACTTTTAAAAGTTACTTTTAAAAAAGTAATGGTTTTGATGTAACTTTTTTAAAAGTTACCTATTCGATTTTATGTTTAAGAGATTCTACTTTACATGATGTTCCTGAAAGTTGTTCTGTTGAAAAGTTAATTTTACTATAATTGTATTGTTTTTTACCAAAACGTTTAAGACGTTTAGCAATTGAACTATATAAATCTTTTTTAAATGTTTTTAATATTTCAGAAACAAGACTTGTATATTCTGTATAATTCCAATTAGATTTAACTTTTATAGATGTTTGTATTTTAGTCAATACTTGATATAATGATTCTTTATCTAATTGTTTTAATACTCTATTATTAATTTCATTATTAATGTCTGCCCATTTTGTATTTTCTTTTAAATTACAATTATCAATTGTATTAGTATATTCTATAACGGTAATAGTATAAACATTTTCAGTTAATCGTTCAGATGAATTATAAACATATCCTTTATTTATTCTTTTAATTTGTTTTATTAATTCAAAATTTGTTTGGTTTTCAATAATTTCATACGATATTGAACGCACATCTTTATTTAATGGTTCTAATTTAAATTTTTCTATATCATCATTAATATATTCTTTAATCCAATTATTAATAAGAGTTGTATCATCACAATAAAATACGTTTAAAACATCTGTTTGTTCTTTTATTTTTTTTAAAATTATGTGCATATATTGTATTACAATTTGTAAAGAAAAAATTTTCTTTAAATTAATTACATTACTTTATTTTTTTAATAAAAAATAAAGATTAATAT